ATGTTTCATTTACTGTGACATATGCAAACCCAACTACAGACACAGAATTGTATTTGAAGAAAGGTACTGGTTTTATTGCTTCTTTTGATAATACTATCTACCAGTATGTTGTATTAGATGATGTAAAAGCACAGGTATCAAATAATACTGCTATATTTACAAATGTTGCTGTAAGGGAAGGAAATCAAATTGTTAATACTTTTACGGTAAACTCATCATCAAGATCACAAAGATTTGTATTAGATAATACAAATATTGACACAAATACCATCAGAGTAAAGGTATTTCCAACTAGTGGATCTTTTAATGAGCCATACTTAGTGGCAAATAATATTATTGGTATTGACGGCAACTCTAAGATTTTCTTCATCGAAGAAATTGAAGATCAGAGATATGAGTTGCTTTTTGGAGATGGTGTTCTTGGTAAGAAACTAGAAGATGGATCAACAATTGAAGTTTCTTATCTAAGAACAGCAGGACCTGAATCAAATGGAGTTAGAACATTTGTTTTTAGTGGTGTTCTAGAAAATCCCGATGGAGTATCTCCAAATGTGTTTGATGTAACTATCAATTCCACCGTTGCAGCATCTGGTGGAGAAGAGTTAGAATCAACTGAAAAGATCAGATATAATGCCCCCAAAGCATATGGCACACAGGACCGCGCTGTAACCGCCCAGGACTACGCTGCAATCGTTCGTAGGGTATATCCTTCCACAAGTGATGTACTCGTCTTTGGAGGCGAAGATCAGGACCCCCCACAGTACGGAAAAGTATTCATCGTATTAAAGCCATCTGATGCATCTTATCTAACTTCATTAACTAAAAAGCAAATTACAGATGAGGTAAAGAAATATGTTGTTGCTTCAGTTGAGCCAGTAATTGTAGATCCTTCAATTCTGTTTGTTGAAATTAGCAGCAGAATATTCTATGACTCGTTGACTACTGATCAGACAACACAACAGATTAGAGATAAAGTTATTGGATCTGTTCAAAATTATTTGGATACTTCTGATACAGAAAAGTTTAACGGAAAGTTTAGATACAGTAAAATTGTTGGTGTTATTGACGATGCCGACCGTAGTATCACATCAAACCTCACTACAGTTACTATGAGGAAGGATTTTTATCCACAACTCAATTCAACTTTCTATTATGAGATTTGTTTCCAAAATTCTTTCGATATCGATTGCGATGATCCTGTTCTTTCTACAACTGGTTTTAGAGTAACTGAATACCCCAATTTTGACGTGTATCTTGAAGATAGGGATGGCAAAATCGTCCTATATAGACTAGATACTTTAACTGGCGAAAAAGTTGTTCTCGACAGGGAAGTTGGGGATATAGATTATGTAAAAGGTGAGTTGATGATCTACAATTTGACTATCATCAAAGGTAGTTTCTTCGACAACCGTATATCAGTTAGAGTAAAACCACTATCTAATGATATCAAGGCATTCCGCGAGGTTTACCTAGATGTTGACGTAGCAAATTCAAGTTTCATCGCGTATAAAGAGTAATTAAATGGCTGCTAAGACCAAAAGAATTTCTACTCTTATTGAGTCCCAACTCCCAGAGTTTATTTCTACTGAGTATGAACTTTTTACAAAGTTTGTGCAGAAGTATTACGAAGCTCAGGAGGTGCAGGGTGGTCCTTTGGATATTATCAATAATATCCAACAGTATGCAGATATTGACTTTTACGAGAAAACTATTTTAAATCAGTATGATCAACTTGTATCTGGAATTTCTGCAAGTGATACTGAGATTGTATTGAATGATGCATCATCATTCCCAGAAAAGAATGGATATGTAAGAATCCAAGATGAGATTATTTTTTATGCCACTAGAACTAATACAACTCTACAAAATTGCTTCAGAGGTATTAGTGGCAACACAAAACTAGGAGACTTATACTCAGAATCAGATTTTAAAAACACAACAGCAATCCCCCATGTTGCTGGGCATAAAGTATATAATATCAGTAATCTTTTCTTATATGCTTTCATAAGAAATTTTGAATCTCAATACTTGGGATCATTTCCAGAAAAATATCTCAAGGGAGATGTAGATAAGAGAACTCTTATCAAGAATATTCAGAAATTTTATAAGACAAAGGGAACTGATAGTTCTATTAAATTCATCTTTAACACTATTATTGCTAAAGATGTAGATAATAAACCCTCTGTTTATAAACCAAGAGATTTTACATACAAATCATCTGATTCTGATTGGATCAACATTTATGCATTAAAAGTAAAAGTTGTATCTGGTAATCCAAAATCTTTAATTGGAAAGCAGATTGTGCAACTTCCATCAGAAGATTATGGATATGCTTCTGCTACTGTCGATAATGTTTTTCCCGATGGGACTCTTGATGGTGAAATAATTTGGAATATTGTATTAGCTCCAGAAACTGTAAATGGAGAATTTGCAATTTCAACTAAAACTAGGTTGGAAAGTAATTTATTATCATCTGCAACTGTTGGTGATAGAGTAAATGTTTTTTCAACAGTTGGGTGGGAAGATGTCGGTGAGATTTTAATTGGCGAAGAAACAATTACTTTTGATGATAAAAACGCAACACAATTTATTATCAAGAGCAGAGGATCTATTCCTGTAAATCATGACCAGGGAGAATCTGTTTATAGACCCGTTAGTATCGAAGGATCTGGTGTTAAGTTACTAACCTTTGGTATTGCATACAATTTAACTCCAGCATCGTTAAATCCATATTCTGCTCCTGGTGATAAGATTCAGATTTCAAATCCAGGATTTGAAACATCAAATCAAAAAATTGTACTTACTGGTACAAATGATGTTCGCTGGATTTTAAATCAAGGAGATCCTGTAGATGCTCCAACAAATCTTTCGGTAGAAACAGCATTAGATCAAGTAAAAACTGATGTTTCCGCAATATTCGAAGATGAACAATATTACTATATTGCAAGTTCAAGTTATCCATCATACAAAATTTTAGATGGATCTACGGTAACACAGAACGTTCAAGATCAAAAGCTTCTTAAAATTGTCAGAAAAGAGTCGATTAGAACTACAGAAGTCTACCAAACTCCAAAAAAAGATGTTGGTATTCTAGTAAATGGTGTTCCAATTTATGGTTTTAGAGATGATGAAAGTATTAGATACGGTATTCTTGAAGAAATAAAAGTAAACACTCGTGGCAGGGGATATGAAAATCCTCCATTTGTTTTAGTTAATGGTAAACCAAATAAAGCAAGAGCATTTTTATCTGGACAAGTTTTAGATAGAATTGAAGTGCAAACTAATGAAGTATTTTTAAGAGATCCAGATATTGTAGTTACATCTGGATATGGTGCAGAAATTAGTGCCGTTGTTACTGGTGGAGAAATTACAAGTCTGGTTATCAATAACCCTGGAAAATTTTATTCTTCACCACCATTAATTCAAATAAGAGATAAAGTAGGAAAGGGTAGGTTTGCAAACTACACTTCAGTTGTGGATACAGACGGGAGAATCATCGAATTTATAAAAGTCTCTGGTGGTAATTTTTATACACAAGAAAACGTAGTCGTTGATGTTGTTCCTGTTGGTAGAGATGCATCTGCATTCCCAGTATTGAAAGAATGGAACTTCAATAGATTCACCAAGTATAAGAATAAGTTAGACGACCAAAATGGATACTTATTTGAAAATTATAATGATCTTTTGGAATATGGATATGCTCACTTAGGAAATCCAAAAGAACTCAGAGTTATTCTGAACGATAATTTATCATCTAGTTATGTAGCACCATCGGTTTTATCACACTCTCCAATAATTGGATTTGCTTATGACGGTAACCCAATTTATGGGCCATATGGATATGAAGATCCACTAGATGCAGAATCTTCAATTGCTAGAATGACTTCTAGTTATATTTTAAATGGTTCTAGAGCAAAAGGTCCAACAACGTCAAAATATCCTCTTGGATCTTTTGTTAATGATTACACTTACAGACACAATAGCGGTTCATTAGATAAGAACAACGGAAGATTTTGTGTTACTCCAGACTATCCTGATGGAGTATATGCATACTTTTTGACTATAGATGCTACTCAAAAACCAGTTTTCCCATATTTTATTGGAGAAAATTTCTATTCTCTTCCAGTAGATAGTAATTATAATTCAAATATCAATCAAAATGATATTCCAAAAAGCGCCAGAAGATTTTATGTTCCTGGTATGCCAACAAATGGTGATGGATTGATTGCTAAAGTATCGGATGTTAAGTCTGGTACTGTCGATAGAATTATCATAGATAGTTCTTCAAATAATTTTTCAATCAACTCCAAAGTTTATTTTGATAATAGAGGAACAGAAGGATTTGATGTTGAGTCGATTGTTTCTTCTGTAAAAGGAAAAAATGTTAATTACTTAGAAAGCAAAGAAAATAAGGTAGTAAAACTAACAACCATTCAGAATGCTTATCTATTTGCTGATGATATTTTAAGACAACCAGCTTCTGGAGCATCTGGTCAAATTGTTGGTACTGTTCAAAATGATAATGAGATTGTTCTGAGGAATGTTGTAGGAACTTTTAATAATACTGGCACATTTTCTGCCGATATTAAAACATTTATATTATTGATCGATCAAGATAGTTCCTACACTCAAGGAGCAATTCTAAGTCTAACAGATGGACTAAATCCACCTATTGCTACCGCAGAAGTTTTAGAAAGTACAGACAAGCAAAATATAGTTACAATAAAAGTGCTTTCTGGTACATGGATTGTTGATGACGATTATTTCTTACAATCGAGTAATTTGTTTAATACTGCTGGATCAAAAATTATTACTCTAACATCATTAAGTGATAATCTCAATCCTTTTGATGTTAATCAAAATGTGGCTCTTATAGAAACAGATGCTCCACATGGATTAGGTATTGGAGATAAAGTAACGATTGAGATTTCACCAGATGACCAAGAAAAGACAAAAGAGTATTATGTAAGAAAAAGATTATACCAATCAGTAACTTTCAAAACTCCAAAAGTTTCTACTGTTATTGATTATACTGGTGTTGGAAGATTTGAAATATTAAATGGAGGTGCTGATTATACACCTGGAGTTTATAATAATGTCCCACTTACTGGAGGATCTGGTACTGGCGCAACCGCATCAATTACAGTATCTTCCGCTGGTGTTGTTTCATCTGTTGTTATTCAATCTGGTGGATCTAATTATAAAAAAGCAGACTACCTTAGTGTAGATGACGATGATCTCGCAAGATCTGGTGCTTCTTTGGGTTCATCTAGATTAACCATTTATATTGATCATGTTGGTGTTGCTTTAGAATCATCCGTATTTCCATTAAAAACCACGGTTGGACTTTCTGAAGGTAATTTACTGAAGATTGGTAATGAAGTTGTGGAAATCACTTCTATTGATGGCAACCGAGTTACTGTAATTAGAGGAATTGAAAATACTTCTGTTGTAGATCATTTTGATCAACAAATAGTCTCCCTTTATAAAGCCAGATATAATTTTACACCAAATTATAGAATTTCTGCAAATACTGGTTCTGGTTATATCCAATCATATGATCCAGATACACAGAATGCAATTATTGTCTATGACTATTCTATTCAAGAATTAACTGCAGAAAAAATAGAACTTAGCACAACATTCTTTGATGTTAGTGAGCCAATCAGACAGGTAAGAATTCAAAGTATAGAAAATTTAGAGTATAAATTTGAGTTTTCGGAAAATAATATTAATTTTGTTCCAAATCCAAATATCAATCTGCAAGAATTTTATCGTTATGTTTTTAATACATCACACCCATCTTTAACTGGTGTTAACTTTGATTTAAGTCCAAGCAAAAACTTTAATGTAGAAACTGTAGAAAAAATAGAATCAGATATTCAACCAGGAAATCCTGGAGCATATACAGATATCAAATTTGGATTTGGTGCCAGAATATCGACTAATACATATCAAAATAGAGTAGGAACTGATTTTTCTAATTTCTATTATTTCGATAGAAATGGAATTGTTGATTCGGATGGATCTTACTTTAGAATTATCCAAGATCCATTACAGGGTGTAAAAACGGTTACATACGTAACTCCAACGAGATTTGTTTATTCTTTAAAATCTATTCCCCTTTGGGATGGATCTGGAGATATTTCATATACTACTACTGGACAATTTGCTATTGGTGAGATCAATTCTGTCAGTATTATAAATTCAGGGTTGAATTATAAAAAAGTTCCAGTTATTGTTGGATGTGCTCCTAATGCATCTTTCAGAGCATCTGCTACCGTTCTTTATGATGAAAATCTCAAGAAAATATCTGGAGTTAGAATTAATGAACTTGGATCAAATTATGTCAATCCCAAAATTGTAATTACTGATGCAGATGGAGTTGATGCTGTATTTAAAGTTGTTGCTAGAGAAGGAAAACTATTTTCTATTACTGTAGAAAATCCTGGAAAAGGGTACACATATGCCCCGACTATTGAGATTATCGAGAGTGATCTTGAAGCATATGTAGAAAGTGATACAATTGGTTCTCCATTAAGTGTTTCTATCGTTAGAAATGGCGGAGCATTTCATTTGGATAAAACAGTATCTCCAAAATATACTACAAATTATACCGTATCATTAAAGAATTTCACTGGTAATTTCCAAGGCGGAGAAACTGTCACTCAAACTATTGATGGTGTAGAAGTTCTACGAGCAAAAGTTTCCGAGTGGAGATTTGGATCAAATCTTCTTAAGTTAGAAAATATTGTTGGAACAATACGACAGGGAGTTGTATTAAAAGGTGAAATATCTAGAACAGAGGGAACTGTAAAAACAGTTTATGTAACTGAGTTCAAAAATAACATTACTAGTTTTTATGACAATCTTGGATATTATACTTCAGATAAAGGAAGACTAGGTGTATCAAATCAAAGATTAACTGATAGTTTCTTCTATCAGGACTATTCATATGTTGTAAAGTCAAAGACATCAATTGAACAGTGGAGAGATTTAATTAAATCTACAACACATCCAGCTGGATTCAAGTTGTTTGGACAAGTAGATGTAGAATCTTCTGGCGATACTAAGATGCCAGATGCTAGACCAGATCAAAAGGCTAGTGCTTTCTCCATAATTCAATTGTGGGATCCTGAGAAAAATAAGATAACTGTAGAGAATACAAAGAGAACAGTTACTCAAACTGTTCAGAAAGTAGAAAATACAAGGATTAGAAAGGGTATCGGATCTGCTGCTACATCGGAATTCAATTTTAATGAAACTCGCGCATTTACTTTCACTCTATCACAACCATTTAATGGATACTATGATAATGATGGAAGATTGCAAGGCAGGACAATATTCCAAGTATTAGATGACAAGGGACTTCCATTCACTCCAGTTAGCGAAGAAAGTCTGATTATAACTTTAGATGGTATATTACAAGAACCAAGAGTTGCATATACAGTAGAAGATGACAAAATCATTTTCTCCCAACCACCACTTGGTCCTGGAGGAGAATTAACTGGCAACACATCTACTGACATCACAACCTACAAAGGAGTTACATTCTATGGTAAGTGTTTCTACTTCAGAGAAAGTCAATTTAACAACAGATATCTCAGAAAGATAAGAAACATTTTCCAGAGAAATGGTAGATGGTTAGAT